AAAAACTAATAACTCGGACGTCGAAGCCACACTCAGTACTGAGCAGCTGAAATCATTTAACTCTGACGGCTTCACTCTCGGAGACTTCTACGGAGTCAATGATACGGGGGAAGACTTCGTCTCGTGGTCATTCGCCAAGCAGGAAGGCTTCTTCGATGTTCTTACGTACACGGGTAATGGCGTGGCTGGGCGCGAGATACCGCATAACCTTGGCAGTACGCCGGGGATGATTATAGTTAAGTCAACTACCCGCGTAGATTCTTGGGCGGTGTATCACAGATCGCTAGGCAATCAGTACTCGATGCGCTTGGACAGGGACGTTGTTAAGAATCAGGACATTCGGTTCTGGAATTACACCGACCCAACTGATGCAGCGTTCACTATAGGGACAGACGCCCAAGTTAACTCGTCAGGAGAGGAATACGTAGCCTACGTCTTCGCACATGACGTTCAAGAGTTCGGCCCTGATGGCGACGAGAGCATCATCAAGTGTGGGAGCTATACAGGCACTGGCGCGGATGACAATGAGGTAGACCTTGGCTGGGAACCTCAGTGGGTGCTGGTTAAGAACGCCGACTCTGCTACTGGTTGGTACATACAAGATAGTCTGCGGGGACTTGGCGCAGGTCAAGCGACCCAACGTTGGCTTCTAGCTAATGATTCACTTATCGAAGGAGGGCCGGGACGGAACCTACAGATAACGCCTAACGGATTCAAGCTGAATCAAGATGGTTCTGGCTTTAACCAAAGCGGGGACAACTACATCTACATGGCAATCCGCAGGCCCAACAAGCCAGCAAAGGAGTTCGAGCCGGATGAGTTATTCTCTCCTGCTACAGGATCGGGCACCGCCGGTGTAGTCCATGGGTTTCCGGTAGATATGGCATGGTACAAGTCAAGGACTCAAGCTAACTCCGGAGGTATCTTAACCTCTCGGATGACTTACGAGAAGTACTTGGACACGTCAACCACTTCCGCTGCTGTCGCTAACGCTTCACACCCTTACGATAGAATGGATGGGTATGGAATGAGCATCCCTAGTCAGTATTCATCTTGGGGGTTCAAACGCGCCCCCGGCTTCTTCGATGTGGTGACTTGGGCAGGCGACGCTCAGCAAGGACGTCAAATCCCCCATAACCTCGGGGCAGCACCTGAGATGATATGGGTTAAGAAGACGACTGGAGCAGACAACTGGCTTGTCTATACTACCGAAATACCGTCTAGTGAAACACTCTTGTTCGCTTTAAACGAAAGCAGCTCACCTTCTGTCGACAATCCAAGTTCTAGGGCTTGGGGTGATACCTTCACGGAGGATGTCTTCTCAGTAGGTCAGGACGGTGGTACCAATGGATCGTTCGAGGACTACATAGCCTGCCTATGGGCCTCAGTCCCCGGCATCTGTGACATCGGTAGCTACACAGGGGATGGGAGCGCTCGGGTAGTTGACTGCGGTTTCACCAACGGTGCTAGGTTTGTGTTGATTAAGCGTACTGACTCGACCGGGAATTGGATGTACTTTGACACGTTAAGGGGAATCGGGCCGAATGATGACCCATTTCTCAATCTGAACCTTAGCACCGCTCAAACCACCAACCGTGACTTCCTATCAGCAAACCCTGTAGGATTTGAGGTAAACGGCCCTTCGATAGCAGACCTTGTTAATACAACAGGCGCTGAATACATCTACATGGCAATCGCATAAGGAGTAATACATGAAGTACAGAAAGAGAACGGATGGCTCCTTAACGACTAAGAGCCAGCTGATAGCAGAGAACCCCAACACGAGTCTACCTAAGACATGGACAGCAGCAACGCTGGACTTCCTTGGTGTTGATCCTGTGTTGGCTTCTCCTAAGCCCACCCTTGGTGAGTTCGAAGTAGCTGTTGCAGCTGCTCCTGTACTCGTCGAGGGTAGCTGGGTGGAGGCGTGGACTGTACAGCCTATGTTCGTGGAGTACACGGAAGAGGTTGATACTGACGGAGTTAAGACTGTAAAGATCGTGACAGTAGCTGAGCAAGAAGCATCCTACACCGAGAGCAAGCTAACTAAGATGCGCGAGGGTATGACCATCACGATGCGTCAGTGTCGCTTGGCTCTACTGGGCGCTGGCTTGCTAGACAACGTAGACGCAGCTATCGCTACACTACCAGAGCCAGACAGATCAGCAGCCACTATCGCATGGGAATATGGTGCGTCGGTTGAGCGACTGTCTGACTTTGTTGTAGGCATGGGGCCTTTACTGGGCCTTACTGACCTAGAGGTAGACGCTCTGTTTGAGCAGGCGGTGGAGTTATGAGTGCTGGAGGGATGATGGGTGGTGCTTACTCGGACAGCTGGGGACTAGACAGGAATCCCTACGGCATCACTGGTGTCACAGACAACAACACAGGTGTGGGCTTCTCGGGCGGCACTGAGCACATCCAGTTCGGCAATCCCTTCAAGCCAGTGAATCCTAATGGGCCTAGCCGAGACAACAGCCAGATAGCTGCTGAGTACTACGCTAGTATGCCTGAGGGCTTGTCTGACATGGAGAAAGCTACTTGGTTGGTCAACAACCCTATAGAGAACTTCGTACCGTCTGCGCCTCCAGTAGCCCCACCTCGGCCAATGACAGCTGAGGAGATTGCAGAGAAGTACTTCTATGGTCCCGGTACGTCCAATGCAACGCTACAGGATACACCAGCCTACATCAATGAAGGCTACGATCCTACTGCGAATGCACAGCCAGATCCCAACATCACGACGTCTGACCCTTCAGGTAATGGCGATGGCTTTACGTTCGGCGGTGGAAGCTCTAACCAAGGTGAAGGAAGCCAAGGCGGTGGAAGTCAAGGTGGTGGAAGCCAAGGTGGCGGAAGTGCTATTGATTGGACTTCTGGCGGCGATGTTGACTTCTCGTCGAACTATGACCCACGAGGTAGAAGCACCCCGTTCTTGGATTCGTACATACGGTCTAAGCAGGCGGCAGAAAGAGAAGGCCCCGTATCGGGAATGATGAGAGAATATATGGAGTAACTAATGGAAGAAGAAGAGGTTGGACTCAACAACGAACTACTAGGTGATACAACCTCTGATCTCCCATACGAGGAAGAGGAGACAGATCGAGCCAATCACAACAACGATGGTCAGTACGGTTGGATTGATGTAGAAGGTAAGCAATGCACCAACGACTACACCTCAAGGGCTTACGGCGGCCAGTACTGTGTCGGTGATACCTATACAGACCAGAACGGCAGTACGCAGACAATACGTAACATTGGATTCCACGGCTTAGCCTTAGCGCCCAACCAATGGGATGCTGAGGAGACTTACGCTGACGTAGGTGAGCAGCTGGGTATGTCCATGGAAGAGTGGACAGAGTTCTCTGCTGAGATACAAGCCCTTAACGGGGACGTGGACGCACTGAAGGGTAACATGTTCGGCCCTACCGAGCAGGAGCGTGGACGCTTAGGCATACGCATCTCGCAGGAGAACCCTGACTGGGATGAAGCTCAGGTCATGGCTGAAGCCGACCGTCTACTCGAAGAGAAGTGGCAAACGTCGGAGGCCTACGCTGAGGCAGCTGCTGCTGAGACAGCTCTGTTTGAGAAGTATGGCATACGTAAAGAGAACCCCGGAGTCTACGGCTCAGGTATTTGGATAGACGAAGACGGGAAGTACCACAAGTTTGAAAGCTCGTCAGGTAACATGTATCAGACGTCACAGGACACTAGCTTCTTGGACGTAGCTGTACCTCTGGGTATTGCAGTAGGTGCTTCACTTATCGCAGGCGGAGGAGCTGGCTCCTTGTTCAATGGCAGCGGCTTGTTAGCTAGCTCAGGCTTAGGCCCCACTATGCAGGGAGCCTTGCAAGGTACTATTGGCTCAGCCTTTGGTCAAGGAGTTACAGGAAACGGCATCGACCCTAAGCAGCTACTACAAGCAGCAATGCTAGGTGGACTTGGTGGATTCGTAGATCAGCTAGGCAAGATGGATGGCAACATCATGGACAACCTGCTGCTGGGTAAGGCTGACGACTTAGTGAACTCCACAGCAGACCTACTAGGAATGAACTACGATCAAGCTCTTGACTTACTGTCTGAAGTTGTAGAGGGCGGCATTAAAGGTGGAGACTTAGAGTCCATCGTCGGCGGCGTCATTGAGAACTACGGCACAGTACAGATACAGAACTATCTCACTGATACCTTTGGAAACTACGCTAACGTCGATGACTGGTTCGGCCCCGGAGAGTCCCACATACCGATGGAGGCATTCGAGCCTATCATCAGCGGATCAATAGAGGCTGCCATCAATGGCGGCATGAGCGCTGAAGATGCAATCAAGATGGCGTGGGGATACTTCCAAGAAGGCGGCGACATAGACTTCATGCTGCCCAAGTTTAAAGACTTCATATCAGGGATACCCGGACTGGACTTTGAGAAGGGCGGCTGGGGCATAGGCTACGATGAAGAGTCTGGTGATATAGTAATCAACCATGACTTCGATTTCGACTTTGATTGGGAAGGAATAGGCGGTGGTCTGCCGCAGATTGGCAACCCTTGTACTACCGCCGAAGGGCAAGAGGGTAAGATCCTTGCTGGTAGGCTTGAGGGTACATTCCTCTGTGAGGGCTTCGACCTACCTAACTTTAACATCGGAGACTTGTGCTACGACGACGAGGGCAACCCCGGAGTCATAGGGCAAACAGGACTCTGTGACATAGAGATAGATACACCATACGACTGCTCAGATAGAGGTGAAGGTTGGACTTGGGATAATCTAGTCGGAGACTGTGTTGGCCCTATAGATACACCATACGACTGCTCAGATAGAGGTGAAGGCTGGACTTGGGATAATCTAGTTGGGGACTGTATACCACCTATAGCTCCAATCTACTGTACTAAAGAGCAGGAGGATATGGGCTGGAGTTGGGACTCTTTCAAAGAGGAGTGTCTACCTCCGATTGACCCGATCTACTGTACTAAAGAGCAGGAGGATATGGGCTGGAGCTGGGACTCTTTCAAAGAGGAGTGTCTACCTCCGATTGACCCGACGCCGCTATTCTGTACTGAAGAGCAGAAGGCTAAGGGCTGGAGCTGGGACTCTTTCAAGGAGGAGTGCGTACCAGATATTACCGGCCCTGAGCCGATCTACTGTACTGAAGAGCAGAAGGCTAAGGGCTGGAGTTGGGACTCAGCTAAAGAAGAGTGCTTACCTGAGACCAAAGGGCCGGACACGAACTGTCCCGCAGGATGGGAAAGTCAGGACGGCCACTGTGTTAAGATAGACATACCCAACCCATGTGGTGAAGGTTCGTTCTTAGACGAGGCTGGCATATGTCAACCTAGCATAGGTGGTGGCACCGCAGGAAAGGGTCGCGAATTCAAAGCACAAGGTCTATTCGACTACACACCCATTGACGTCTACCAAGGTGCACCTATCGAGCCTTGGAAGAAGGCACTTAACACAGCTAAAGGAATGCTATCATGACATACTTGGAGCTAGTCAACGGAGTCCTTACGCGCTTGCGTGAGGATTCTATCTCCACCCTAGCAGGCGAGGATGATGTAGTAGCAATCCTCGCTGCTGACTTGGTGAACGACGCCAAGAACACAGTAGAGACAGCGCACAACTGGTCTGCTCTACGCACTGAATGGCCTGTCACTACGACAGCAGGCACTGCATTGTACACACTGGCTGACAGCAGGGACATTACGTTCCTTGAGTCAGTCACTGACAGCAACGGCAGAGATATACGGGAGATGCAGAACAAGGAGCTACGTAGTCGAGCACGTGCACGTCCAGCTGAGGCTAAGCCTGAGTGGTACGCTGTATCAGGTGCTGACATCGCAGGCGACAAGCAAGTAACTCTACATCCCACCCCTAACGCAGCATACGATCTATACTTCGACGGACACAAGAAGCAGCCCAACCTGAAGCTGGACAACGACATACTGTTAGTTCCTGCTCAGCCTGTAATGTACTTGGCATACGCCTTAGCAGTGCGAGAGCGCGGTGAGGTAGGAGGTCAAACATCAGCTGAGATCTTTGGAATGGCAGCTGGTTACTTATCCGACGCTATAGCACGGGATGCTGAACTCAACTACTTAGATGACATCTGGCAGGTATCGTAATGGCCCAACCGCAGCAAGTACTTAAGATAGATGCTCCCGGCTTTCAAGGGATCAACACTGAAGACAGCCCCTATGGTTTGGATACGTCTTTCTGCTTGCAGGCGGACAACGCTGTCATCGACCAGAACGGACGTATCGGTGCACGAGAGGCATTCGCTACGCACACACAGGCAATCATCGTACCATTCATATCGAACCCCAACACGGCATCAGAGACCAAGGAAATACTAAGGACTGGCTCTGGTGTCATCGACGATAAGATGTATGTCATCGGGGTGCTGGAGCACATACAGTATGATGCTAATGATGTTGAGCTGTCTGTAGATCATTACGTGGTTGTGGACGACCAGCAGATCCTAGGGTCTCTGGATATACCTGTACTCCCCGTACCTGAGGCATTGAACCACGCTGAGGTCGTTCCATTCAACAACAGGATATACATCTTCAGCTTAGGTAACCCCGCCTTGGTGTATGACGGTATAACTCTTGAACTACTGTTCGGTGGTTCACATATCCCACCACAGGACGACACGGGTACTATCGCAGCTGAGATCGACGGTGATGTGGGCTTAGGCGCATACGGTAGACTGTGGGTTTCAGGGGTTAATGGAGACCGCAACACGATCTACTACTCAGACCTACTGATAGCAACACAGTGGTACGACGGTAAGGCGACGCCTACTGATACATTCAACACAGCTGGTATCATTGACGTATCCGAGTACTGGCCTAACGGCGGTGACAGGATCATGGCCTTAGCGGCGCACAACAACTTCCTAATGGTCTTTGGTCGGCAGTCTATCCTTGTGTTTGCCAACGCAGCCGTAGGTGATCCAGCAGCAGCAGGCGGTATCTTCCTACAGGACACCATTAAAAACATTGGTTCCGTAGCTAGGGATGCTGTCGTGAACACTGGTAATGATGTGCTCTTTGTGGACGACACAGGCATACGATCGCTTGGCCGTACGATACAAGAGAAGTCAGTACCAATTGGTGACCTGTCGTACAACGTAAGATACGACATAGTGGAAGTTATCAAGCAGACAGAAGACAAGAGAACAATACAGCTAGCTTATCTCCCTGATAAGGACATAACAGTGTGCCTGTTCCCTGAAGGACAGCAGGCTTACGTGATGGAGATGCGAGCACCATCAGCTACGGGTGGCTACAAGATGACCCGCTGGACTGAGTGTGTATTCAATCGCATTGAGTACGTAGAGGATGATGGAGTAGTAACTATCCTACTAGGCTCCAACAACGCCGAGGGCTTCTTGAAGTACGACGGCTACACTCAGTACAACGGAAGAGACTATCTCTTTCAGTGGGCCTCCACAGCCCTGACATTCGGCGACTCAAGTGTAGTTAAGTTCTTGAAGAAGATCGCCATTACCTTGGTGTCACGTAAGTCAACATCAGAGGGTACAGTACAGTGGGGGTTTGACGGCTACTTGACTAACACAAGTAAGTTCGATGTCGAGGGCTACTTAGCTGCACTGTTCGGAGAGGAGGATGCGGAGTACGGCAAGGCTCTCTTTGGAGCAGCACCCTTTAGCATAACTAGATACAGGAAGAACGTCAAAGGTAGTGGCAACGTGATCCGAATAGGACACAAGAACAAGATCAATGGCAATCCGTTGTCTATACAAGAGATTCTAATCCAAACAACTATGGGAAGGATATACTAATGTCAGGTATCTGGGATTTAATAGGGGGCGCAGGCTCCATCGCAGGCGGCTATGCAATGGCCGAAGACATGCGAGACCTCGGGGAGTCTTCTGCCGATCAGATGGGTCAGCTGGCCGGTCAGCTACAGGCAGACTCAGGCTTTCAGGGGTTTGGCGTACAGACTGGTCTAGGTCTATCTGGTGTGAACGCTGATGGCAGCACACACCTCGGCGTAGGCCAAGACCAAACAATGGCTGGCAACGCTACATCTAACATGGGAGCAGCTGGTACTGCCTACGGGAATGCTAATAACGCATTCAACGCAGCACAGTTAGGACTCACCAACAATGCAGGAATGAACCTCACAACAGCCGGTGCATTGAGCGGAATGGGTCAAGCAGCTCAGGGCCTCGGTGCTAACTCTATGATGAGTGGCGGTACGCAAGGTGCACTGGCTGGACTAGATGCTAACTCTACCATGAATGCTGGTACGCAGAACGCACTCGCTGGTATGGGTTCAGCTGCTAATCAGATGGCTGGACAAGTAGGCCCTAACGGCATGACTCAGCAAGGCTTCGGCGGCATGAACAATGCTATGCAGGGACTGGGTGCTAACGCCTCCATGAACAGCACAACGCAGGGCGGCATTGCTGGCATGAACGCAGCATCCGATGGGCTAGGTGCTAATGCCTCCATTAACGCCACAACACAGGGTGGCCTCAGTGCCATGGCTGGGTCGCAGGCTGGGCTAGAGGGGCAGCAGAGGGCTAACCAACACTTCGCTATGACTGCCGGTCAGAACGCTATGCAAAGCACAGCAGGCCGCGAGCAGGACATATACAACAGATCAATGGCTATGCAGCAGCCCGGACTGGACGCAGCAGCAGCACAGCAGCAGGCTCGTGAGCATGCTATGGGCCGTGGTGGTGTACGTGGTAGTCAGTTCGGCGGTACAGCAGAAGACGCAGCAACAGCACGTGCGCAGGCACAGGCTCAGAACCAAGCAGCGTTCCAAGCTATGGGCCAAGGTCAGCAAGAGATGATGAACCAAGCTAATATGTCTAGTATGTTTGGACAGCAGGGCATGGCGGCATCTAACGCTCGACAGCAGTACGGCAACGCCGCAGCACAACTCGGTCAGAGCCAACAGGGATTGAATCAAGCTGCTTACAACTCAATGGCTAACGTCAACAACCA